TCGGGTCGCGGACATCGGGGTCATCGCACAGCCGGAGAATGTTGTCGTAGGTGCTCCGTGCCTTTTGCTCTGCCGCCATATCCTCGGTCAGGTCGGTGATCGGATCCCCCTTGGACTGGAAATAGGCAGCCGTGAACGGTACGCCGGCGGCACTCTGGGGGTACAGTCCGAGGGTGTGGTCTACGAAGTATGCGTCGAATCCGGCTTCCTTGATCTGTTCCGGTGTCAGCCCGTCAGTCAGCTGGTACAGGATCGCAGAAATCATCTCGACATGGCTCAGCTCCTCTGTGGAAATATCTGTCAAAATTCCCTTTACTTTGTCAGGTTTTGCCGTGTATCGCTGGTGCATATACCGTAGCGAAGCAGCCAACTCTCCGTCTGGGCCGCCAAATCGTAAAAGCTGACAATCAAAACGCATAAGAAATCACCCGTGATACTCCACTTCCAACCGCGTGTTTTTGCGGTCAAATACGATCCTGCTGACAAACGTGTGGAGCATGTCGTTTTTCAGCCCTGCGGGTGCATCAGATTCCAGAAGTGTAACGTTTGACAGGATACGCTGACGCAGCTTTTCTGCCGCAGATTCCTGGGTTTCTTTCGGCGGAGCAGGCTTCGCTTCCAGTTCTTCGATTTCCTTTTGGATTCTGGCTTTGTTCTGCCTGTACTCCTCTATCGTGTCAATGCCGTTTTCATACGCCTCCCTGACACGGGCAAGTTTCTTTCTGGCACGCTCCAACGCTCTCTTGTTGTCCTGCATCTCATGACTTTCCGCAGCGTTTTCCGGAATCAGTATGGTGCGGAAATTCTGTACCTCCACATCGCTTTTGATCTTATCAACGATCATCTTGTCAATATATTCCAGCTTGATATAGTGAGATACATTGCACTTCCCGTGTGCGTAGTTGTGGCACTGGATCCCGTTGCCACGGCCAAGCATACACAGTGCCCCGCCGCAGTCGCTGCATCGCAGCAGCCCCTTTCCCAGAAACGGGATACCGACTTCCGGCTGCTCGTGCTTCTTGTACTTACGTTTGTTCTCTGCGATCTTCTCTTGTACCGCGGCGAATTGTTCTTCGGACACAATTGCGGTGTGGGCGTTGTTTTTGACAATGGTATTCCCTTTGATTTTTTCGGCGTGTTTCATGTCTTTTGTCCCCCCGGGAGTCCAGTGCTGGTGTCCTGCATAGGTGATATTCCGCAGCACATATTCCACTGTACGGTTCTCCCAAGGTTTTCCGTATGCGGTGCGTATGCCGCTGCTGTTCAGCTGGGTGGCGATAGTCCGCATTCCTGTGCCGTTTAAAAAAGCGTTGAAGATCCACTGCACCGTTTTTGCATCGTCGTTGGGCAGCAGTTCGCCGTTTTTCGCCGTATACCCAAACGGAGCACGTCCAAGAGTGCCGCCACGCCGTGCCTTTTCCGACATGCCGCGGACGACTTCTTCCGACAGGTTGATACTGTAGTATTCGTCCATAGCTTCCAGCAGGGCTTCGATCAGGATAGACGTTTTATCTTCTCCGATCTGCTCGGAGATAGACACCACTTCCACACCGCACTGTTTCCGGAGCATGGACTTGTAGACCACGCTGTCCTCCCGGTTTCGTGCGAAACGGGAGAATTTCCACACCAGTATCGCATCGAAGGGGTGGCTTTTCTGCTTTGCCGTGCCGATCATCTGCTGGAACGCCGGTCGTTTGGTGCTTCTGCCGCTGATGCCCTCGTCCACGAAGATGTACTCCTGCGGCACGATGTAGTCGTTGCGTTTGGCGTAGTCCAGAATGGCTTTCCGCTGGCTGTCGGGGGAGTATTCGATCTGGTCGTCGGTGGATACGCGAATGTACGCCGCTGCGATTTTCATGGGACACTCCTTTCTATAGTGATGCCCTGCCGTGGTGGGCGGCAGGGCGGTTTTGCATGCAGAATATCTCCTGTCCGGCTGTTATTTCCCGAACAAGTCGCTGTGTGTTCCGGTGCGGGATGCGGACAATACCAGAATATCATCCACAATTTCATAGATCAACAGCCAGTCCGGTTCGATATGGCATTCCCGATAGCCGTTCCAGTTTCCGGTGAGAGCATGGTCTTTGTATTTGGCCAGCAAAATTTCGGATTGGTTACCGTCTGCAAGGAGCGTGAGAACCGTTTCCATCTTCTCACGCTTACAGCCACGCTTCAGAGCCAGCTTATAGTCTTTTTTGAATTTGGCAGTGAATTTGACAGTGTACTTCATTCTTTGTCCAGTGCCTCCATCAACTCTGCAATGCTGGTATAGCCCTTGACATTCGGATCTCTTGCAATACGGTCAGCCTCCAGCATCGCTTCTGCTGTTTCTTCGTTCGGGATCTCTGCCGTTAGTGCAAAGCGTTCCAGAATTTGCAGGACAAGTTCCAGATCGTCAGGGTTGATGATGTCGATCAGACTGTAAAGCTTTTCTTTTGTACTCATAGAAATTCCTCCTGTTCTATATTGTGTTAGCCCTGCCGGTTCCGGTAGGGCGTTGTTTCTATATCTCACAACTCCCGCATCAGCGTTACCGCTTTTCCCAGAATGCGGATATAGTTGAGTTCCTCTCCCGTATACACCAGCGGTGCATACCTTGGGTTCTCTGCGATCAGCTGCAGGCGATTGTTTTCACGGTCGTAGTAGACACGTTTCAGCGTCGCCTCATCTTCAATGATAACGGCGGCGATCTCACCGTTTTCCACCATAGATTGGCTGCGGATAAAGACCACATCGCCGTCGTGAATATCAGCGTTTATCATGCTGTCGCCCTTGGCTTTCAAGCAGAAGTCGGCACGAATATCCGCATCTGCGGAAACGTAGCTTTCGTGATCTTCTTCGGCGTAGATCGGTTCGCCGCAGGCAATCTCGCCCAGCAACGGGAAACGCTTTAGCTTGACGGGGTGGAGGTTGTCGAATCGGTCGTAAAGGCTCTGCTCCGTTGTTTCCTCTTTGATTACATCGCTTTTTCCGGCAAGCCATGCCGGATTGACACCGAGGTGTTTTGCGATTGCCTCCAGAACAGGCAGCTTGATTTTTTTGACCTGTCCGGTTTCATACCGCTGTACCGTTGATTTGTTCATGCCGACAGCTGCTCCAAGTTCTTCTTGTGTAATATGTAATTCAATTCGTTTGTCATGAATGCGTTTTCCAATTTCAATTGCTTCGTAGTTGTCCATTTCCTCACCTCCTTCATGATTTGATTATAGCATACAAAATTGCACATTGCAATAGTTTTTTTCGATTTTTTCAAAAAAAGTTGCAAAACGCTATTGACAAACCGATTTTGCTGTGGTATAATTGCAAATAGAGAGTTGCGAAACGCAACAAGGAAAGAAGGTGAGAAAATGGTAAATTCCGATAAGCTGAAAGGCATCATGCGTGAAAAGCGTATGACACAGGCAGATGCCGCAAAATTACTGGGACTTTCTGAATGCTCCGTCAATCAGAAAATCAACAATGTCCGCCCGTTTTTCTTGGATGAAGCAGAAAAGCTTGCGAATGCCCTGGAAATTGATTCCGGCGGTTTTGGCGTATATTTTTTTGCTTCATAAGTTGCAAAATGCAACTAAACATAGCGTGACACTTGAACGGCAGCTGTGACCGATTCCACAAGAAATCTTGTATCTCCCCTTAGGGGAAAACGAAACAGAAAGGAGGCAAAGAGAAATGGTGCTGTTAGCAGCAATTGTAACTTCGGCTATTGTTTCATTTGTTATTGCACGATGTTATCTGATTCGGGCAATGAAACGATCGGAAAAAGCTTACACAGAGTCAATCGACCAAATGGAAAAGGTTAGTCTGGACTTTATGAGCCAAGTGAAAGAGCAGACTGAGGAAGTGTTTAATCAGATAAGCAAACGTTGATAAAGCTTTTTCCAAGCGGTGTTAAAAGAACTACGCCTTTTTGCATCATTCTATTTTCAACAGCTATGGACCGTCCTTCATATATCGTGTTTGCTGCTTTTTCTAAGTCACTGTAACGCTGTTCATCTGTGAGAAGCTGTGAGTAATCAATTTTAACAAGGCCGAGTCTGTCCAGATTTGAGATAGAGCTTTGGATTTGTGCAATGTTAAGATCAACATGTTCGCCCTGATTCAATGTAATGTACAAAAACAAGTTTGTCAAAAAAGTTTGATACCCGCCTTCATCTTGTCGTTCTCTCAGTTCTAAGATTGGGTTGGTTTCATTTTCCTTAAACACCTTAAAAATTTTTGCATCAAGGACAGACATTTGTTTTATGATGCTTGCAAAAGAAGGGTGTACAAAATCGCTTGTTGATGAATTCATGGAACTGCTAATCAAGTTGACAAACATTTTTCGCAGTTCCTCATCCGTGATACAGCTTTTTGAATTTTCAAGTGCCTCGTATGCGGTATGGAAATCGGGTTCAATTAAATTCTCTTGTGGTATCTCTTTTACCTTGTCTTCGAGTTCTTGTTTGTACGCCTCAATGTTCTTCTGGTAGCTGAGTTGTTTTTTCTCAATTCGATATTGGTAAGCAAGTTTTGCCGATTGTCCTAGATATTCTACGGGGGCAAAAACTAGATTAAAAAGACTTGCAATTCCGTCTCCCATAGCGGAAGTCGGCTTGTCCAAGAGATTGTGAATAGGCTTGTTGGCTAGATTGGTGACATTCTCCGAAACATTAACATCAATTTTTGGCATGGTTAAAAACTTCCTTTCTTAATTAATTGATGTTCATATTATAACACAAAAATTAACGAAAGTCAAGCACTAATAAGACAGAAAGGAAACAAATGAAACAAAAGAATTACAATTACCCGTTTCTCGAGTACGAGATCAAACGCAAAGGCGTTAAGAAAAAGACAATGGCACAGGTACTCGGCGTAGATGAGGGAACACTCTGGCACAAAACGTGCGGAAAACGTTCGTTCACCGTGGAGCAGGCAATCTTCATTCAGAAAACGTGGTTTCCGGAAACGCCGATTGAAGTACTGTTTCAACACAGAGGAGGTGAATGACATGAGTGAAACAGCTGCATGGCTTATCCGTCAAGTGATAAATTTCGTTATGGTTGTGCTTTTGATTCTCATTTGGAATGGTATATCAGACAGCGACAGCGTCAGGATTAAAATAATTCTAGTGGCGGCTCTAATTTTAGTTTTCGGCTTAGCAGTTTGTGGTCACGCTGTAGTGATCTCGCTAGTTCCCTGAACGCAGAATCGTTCCTAAATTTGATAGCTGCTTTACAAGTTACGAAAAGTCACTCGTTATATACTGTAGACAAGGCAGCAAAAAAGCCCACCGCAAAGCGGCAGGCTTTTGGAAAAGCAGAGAGAAATCTGCTTAATACTTGATTCCGTACTGTACGGTCTGATTCTATGCGTTCAGCGTTTTAATACCCTACTGCCTGTGCACCGTATTCAGCCTGCTCCTGTGTGAAGCCCTCATAGATAAGCTGGTCAATTAGCCCATCACGGGAGAAAGAAGTAAGGTCGATATAGTTCTGTGCACATTTTGCCGCCTGTTCATTCCAGTCTGCTCCGCAGTTGTCAGCAGCGTAGGTTGCTTCTTCTACAGAATATTTTTCGTATTCCAGCTGGTCGATCAATCCGGTATAAGAAAATGCAGAAATGTTCAAATAGCTTTGTGCCGTTTTCAATGCATTTTTCATGCCGATTGTGACATTGGGATCTTCTGTGGGAACGGGAGTTGTCGGTGCTTCGGTCGGTGTTTCGGTCGGTTCTGCTGTGACTGCCTCTGTTGCTTTTTCGGTTTCTTCCGTTTCCGTTGCTTCTTCCGTTGTGGTTGCTGTCGTAGTCACAACAGGGGAAGAACTGGAATCGTCAGAAGAACCGCTGCCAGATGCGACACCGATGATAAGCATCAAGGCAAAAAAAGCAGTGATGATGATTTTTACAGGCAGCTTCCATTCTTTCTTATTGCACCACATCAGTATCAGACCAACGGGCCACACCAGAATGAGCATCAGCACAACAAACCAAGTTTGCTTGCTAAGCGGTTCTTTCTTCGGCGGCTGCGGATACTGCTGGTACTGTTGGTACTGCGGTGCAGCATTCTGATATGTGTTGTTGGGCTGCTGCGGGGTTGGCGGAACGGGCTGCTGTGCAGACTGTTCGGTGGTCGGCTGTTCAGCACCGTCCAACGGAAGCTTTGTGCCGCACAGGCTACAGAATTTTGTTCCGGCAGCGTTTTCACTGCCGCATGACGGACATTTCATAGTGGTACATCCTCCTAAAAAATTGATATTTTCATTATACCATATTCATTTGTGAAATGCAAGCATTCGACAGGATTCGACAAAAATGTAATCAAATTGTAATGAAGCCGCGTTTCCACGTCCTGAGCATGACGCAAAACCGCTTACCAACATCTTCAATCGCCATTGTGGCGAATACCTCCTTTCATTTCCATGCGGCGGACTGGTACACCCGCCGCAGACGGAGCGACGAGTACGATTCGGGTGCAACTCCCGGACGCTCCACAGTTTCAAAAAAGTGAGGTGATACTTATGACAGCAACCAGAGTAGCACAGCAGCTGATCCACGCAGCACTGGACGTGGTCGCACCGCTGGAACGGTTCAGCTATTTGTCCGGCGTTCTCGACGGCTATAAGCTTGCCAGAGAGGAAGTTGAGGGGCAGCAGTTTCGGGTGCAGAACAAGGACGATGTGCAGGAGCACAGCAGAGCGTGAACAGAAAGGAAGATGAAACATGAAAGACCTGATTCAGATCCACTACGACAACGCAGACCGCCCGACGGTATCGGGACGGGAACTGTATGAGGCACTGGAAGTCAAGACTGCTTACAAGGACTGGTTTCCGAGAATGTGCGAGTACGGCTTTTCAGAGGGAAAGGACTATTGCTCATTTTTGAGCGATAGGTCTGACGGCAAGGCAGGCAAGCCCAGAACCGACCACCAGCTGACAATCCCCATGGCAAAGGAACTCTGTATGCTCCAGCGGACGGACAAGGGCAAGCAGATGCGACAGTATTTCATTGCCGTGGAAGAACAGTGGAACAGCCCTGATGCGATCATGGCAAGAGCCTTGCAGCTGTCGAACGCCAAGCTGAAAGAGATGCAGATCACAGTTTCCGCACTGACGGTGGAAAACCAGATCATGAAGCCGAAAGCGGAATACTTCGACGAACTGGTTGACCGGAACCTGCTGACCGGCATTCGGGAAACCGCCGGAGAACTGGGTGTGAAGCAGAACCAGTTCGTGGCGTTCCTGCTGGAAAAGAAGTACATGTACCGCGACAAGAAAGGCAAGCTGACTGCCTACGCAAAGCCCCTCTCGGACGGCTTGTTCGAGCGGAAAGAGTGCATGAACGAGAAAACCCAGTGGAAAGGCACACAGGACCTTGTCACACCCAAGGGCAGGGAAACGTTCCGGCTGCTGATGGTCGGAGCGTGACAACAGACAAGCCGGCACTCGCATAAACTGTACAGAAAGGAGCGTGCAGCATGAGTACAAGCAAACTGATTCGAGAAGAAACCGGCGAGATCGTTCCGTGGGACAGCCTGACCAAACAGGAAAAGCAGGATCTTTGGGACAATGTGTGGTCTAAGCGTATCGCAAGGGTCATTGCAGAGTATATCCACAACCACCCGGAGGAGCGGAAGCGTGTCATTGATGCCATGGACTGGGCACGGGAACACCCGTGGAAATCCGGCGAAGATGATGCAGAAACCGAAACCGAATAGTTACCCGCCGCGAAAGCGGCAGAAAGGACAAGCCCCATGCAACAGAAAGAGCCGGCGTGCTGCCGGAATTGCCGGTATTTCTGCCGGTGCTTGGAACGCAGCCGGAATATGGTTTGCACCAGCTGGCAGAAGTATACATATCAAAAACCTGAAAGGAAGTATCATCATGGAAGAAAAGAAACGAAAATTTAATTTTCATGCCGAAATTGACACGGCGGCAGAACGGTTGAATGTATCAATTGATAAAGGAAATCCAACTGTCGGCGATCTGTTGGTGTGTTGCCTGGGTATTACAAAGTATGTTGCGGTAACCATTGCCGACAACAACAAAAAAGCCAAACAAAAGGTACTGCGTGACATCGCCGCCATGGTTTCGGCAATGGCAGACGAAGCACTGGACAAGGAGGACTGACCCATGCTGCAATCCGAATTTGACCGCCTGACCAGCCGCCCGTACACAGAGGCGGAGTTCAGCGAGATCCACTACATCTACTGCTACCACCCGGCAGTCCAGAGCAAGAAGGACATCGCCGACCTGTGGACCATCGGCGGCATCTGCCTCATCAAGGACATGTGGCCCACCGCACGGCGAGTGGAAGAAGCAGAGCACAAGCGGAACGCCGCCAGAACGGCATACGAGCACGCCAGAGATGCGTATGACGAGCTGCTGCAGGAGCTGACGAAGTAACACGAGGAGGACTGACATATGACCCTCAAAATGACCGCCGAGGAATACGACGGCGTGATAAAGTACCTGCTGTCCCTGCCCATGAGTAGGGCGGACTTTCCGATGCTGGCACTTTTGTATGCCGGCGGCGGGATTCCGGAGGTACTCGAGCCGATCAAGGATTTACGTGCCAGAGTGGCGATGAATGCCGTCAAGGCGAAGTGTGACGAAAACACAGTGAAAGGAGAGAAGTGCTATGAACATCAGGGATTTTTTGCAAATCCAGTCGCTGCCGTATGCACAGAAACTAACATTCGTTGAATGCAGAGCGTGGGAGTTTTATAAGAAGATCACCAGAGAGGGCAAAGAGTGCCATGTCAGCGTCGGCGGAGGGGTGTGATGCTATGGGCTGTCCAAGATTCCAACCGCACAAAGCAAACTGCATCGACTGTGGGGAAGCGTTCATGAAGGCAAGCGGTTCACACATCCGGTGCACGAAATGTACGGCGATCCGGAGAAAAGAAATTATGAAACAGAACTATCTGCGGAAGAAGCTGCGGCAGGCTGCACAGGAAGGCACTGCGGAATCCACTGCAAATTGCAGGCGGTACGAGGTCAGAACGGAAACACTGCAGGACGCTATCCGGCACGCTGACGCGCTGGGCGTGTCATACGGTCATTATATGGCGATGCCGGACTACGAAAAGCGAAAAGCGCTGCGAAAATCGCAGCAAAAGAAAAAGCCCCGCGCCGGCGGCAACCGGAAACGGGGCAAGGGTAAATAATAACCATATCCATCATACCACAATCAGGAGGAAATGTCAAATGAAAACCGAGAAAACTGTAACCTGCCACTCAGACCCATACGTCTACGCAACAGCGATCGAGAGTATCCGGCACGACGACACGCTGGACAAGG